GTTCCTGCAGGTAAAGTAATTTGATTAGAGCCTAGACTAGCACCAGTAATTTCATTTGTTTTAATTGTGTTTAAAACACATGTATTATCTCCTGCTGAAGTACTACCACCACCAGCAGAACCAACAGCTTTCTCATCTCTTACATGAAGTAGTTGTGATTCAAATACTCCAAGTCTTGAGACTACTCCTGAACCTTTAGAAATTGTGTCTCCTGAAGAACCTATTGTTAAACTAGTTCCTGATTGTGGGTCTATTTTATCTACAAATAATGTTGCCATATTATACTACCGTTAATGTCCCGTTAACTGTGACTGTGTTAGTGAAAGCAACTGGACCACACATCATCATATTATCTGTTGCGGGAACTGTAATTGCTTCTGAAATTGTTGCTAAATTTTTATAACCACCGTTGATTGATTTAATCATTCCAGCTTCAATGCTGTTGGCTCCTGGTTCAATGTTACCAGTAGATTTTCCTTGGAACACTACATAGATGTTTGCAGTTCCTGTTGGAGGGGCCGCTGTGAAAGCTAAAGTGGTACCACCAGATATTGAGTAAGCTGAAAACGGATCTTGTCTAACGTTTCCAACGTAGACTTCTACTTCTGCAGTATTTGCTACACTTTGATTTAATACAAAGTTTGTAGTTGAGTTGTCACCATTAAACTGTTGAGAGTTCATGGTATTTAAATTTTGTTTCGGTGCGTTTCCTAAATAGGCCATGGTTCTCCTTATGTACTTATATCATCTACAGCGCCAACGACAGTGTCTAAAGAAGAAGCTGTGTCTGATACAACATACAACTGGTCTCCTGAAGCAAGTACTATCTTCGAGCCTCCATCAATTAGTTCTAATGATCCACCTGATACAATCGGTGCGTTTTTAATTAAATAATAATCTGTAGCTGATCTTTTAATATATGCATCAACTTGAATTGTTGAAGTAGTAGTGTTTGCCATTCTAACACTAATTAAAGTGTCATAACTATTAGCAGCTCCACCTAAAGCATCTACAGGTGAAGTTCCTGTGTTTTGTGTTAAATAATTTCTAAAGTTTTGTGCCATAATTTATTCCTTATACTACAATGCGATTGACATAGCAATCACGAATCCGTTGCTTGGTACTCCATCAACAACACCTGAAGCGTCTTTATAAACTGCTTTACTAGCTGGTAATGTACAAAATACATCTTTAGTTCCTGCTGAAAAGTTCACAGCGCTATCTGAGTTAGATGAGGAAATGATTGTTGTTCTAGCTAATGTTCCAGCCGCAACGGTTCCAAGACCAACTTCAAATTCTGCTCCACCTTGTAAAGATATTGCATAGTAAGTCGTATTACTATTTCCAATAGCAGAAGAAAAAGTTTCAAAACCAGTGACTGCTCCGTCCAAAGTGAACGTGCCAGTACCAGTAGTCGTACTAGTTTCTTTTACTCTATCATTTACTACTAACGCCATTTGTGTTCCTTATAAATATTATGCGTCGCCAAGTCTAATGATTGCATTAGTAGAATCAGCAGTTGGAAACTGAACAACGAAATCACCGTTAGTTGCAGTTTTTGTTCCGCCAAAGTCTAAAACTAATACAGCTTCATTACTTGAACCTTTATAAATCAGTGCTCCTGTTGCTGATAACGTTACAGAACTAAAAGTAGAATCTGCAAAGTCAACGTATGCAATGTTACTTGATATTGCTACACCATTATTAGTTAAAGTATTTCCACCTGCAGTATAGTTTGTACCAGACGAAGAAACTTCGTTAGTAGTTGTATACGCAGTAGTAGCCGTACTGAAACCAGCTTGTGATGTATAAAGTGCTAATTTGAAAGTTGATCCGCCAGAATCAAAATCAAACACTCCACCAAGTAGGTCTGTTTTAAAAGAGTCAGGTACTATATTTGCCATTTTTTATCTCCTTAGTATTTTGATGGTGATTCAGATTTAAGTGGAGTACGAATGGCTCCATCTTGCCATTCATCTCTGCGTCTACGACCTTGTTGTTCGATCGCATACGATTGTAAAGAATTTTTATAAAGTCCTTGGTAGTATTGTAACATATCTGGTGGACCTTTCAAGTATCCATATGTTTCTGCTAAACATCCATATAAAAGTAAATCTTGATATTTATTAGATGTATAAGTCCCTTGTGTGCTTCCTGGTGAAGCTGTTATTGAATCGGGTTGCTTTGTATAGGCTAAAGTAATTAAATTAGTGCTATTAGGTGTAGGAGCCACGACCCAGTAATTAGCATCCCAATTAGCATAATATTTAGGTATTCCAGAAGCTGTACCTGGAGTATTATAATATTCTGCCATAAATGAAGTATCTCTTTTTTCTAAAAAAGTTTGTTCTCCATTTGAATCTGTTAATTGAACATATCTAATAAATCTTAAATCAGAGGGTATGGTTACATATCGACTTCCAGCTGCTAAGTTAGAAGTTGCATAAAATCTATTGTCATCAGAATCAGCTTCTCTATAAATTTGATTCTCAACGTTTTTAATAATTGTATTTAAAATTCCAGTGTTTAATACAGAGCTATCTACTTCTGTATAACTTCTAATATCATCTTGTAAATTTGTTAAAGTGTATGCCATATTACGGTGTTAACGTTACAGGTCCTGCTGTAACTGTCATTCCTCCTGATTGTTCTGTTGTAATAGGTGTTGAGCCTAATGTAAAGCTATATGTGTTATCTGACAATACATTAATTACAAAACCATTAACATTTTCATATAAACTATAAGCCAAGCCTCCGGGACTTCCATCTACATTTCTAAAAGCAACCGTACTTCCATTTGCTCTACCATGACTTAGTTCTGTAACTATTATTGTTTGAGAACCTGAAGTAATATTAAATGGATTACCTTGTAATAAGTTTTCTGTAGCAGGTTCAATTCTTCCAGGTCTAGCTTGAGGTAAACCTTGTGCATCACCTGTAAATCTTGTTGGCTCTAATTGAGGTTGCTTAGGTTCATATTCACTAACATGTACAAAAGAACCATTCCACTCAGTTACCATTTCATTATAAGGAAATTGCAAACCTGATCTATCTGATATTGCTATTGCGTATTTTCCTTTTGAAAGATTTGCCATATTAAATATTTGGGTAATAAGTTTTTGGAGTAATAAAAGAACTTGAAGAAGAACCATCTTCTTCTAATGCTCTCGCTAACTCATCTTCATATAAAAGTTTTAAAGGTTGAATTCTCTCTGGTGAAAATTTAACTGCTAAATAATAAGCAAGTCCTGCTACCATACAAGGTACAAATCTGTAAGGTACATCTGCATCATTAGTATAGGCCCCTGCATCTTGAATTCTACTTGCATAGTAGTAATTAATAAAGTTTCCAGCTTGATCACTTCCTGGAGTTAAATATAAAGTAATAGTTACTCTATCAATAAATCTTTGAACAAAGTATTGAGTAGGTTGACCTTCTGAAGTTTTATTTGAAAGAGATTGGTATGCAGATCTATTTATTTTAGTTAAAGGGGTATCAACTGATGAAGCATTTCTATAAGAAGCTTCCAGTATATCATCTACACCATAAACTGCAGTAGCATCTGAAGTACCATCAGCTGTTGATCTATACATAGTGTAAACTGCTTGACCATCAACTAATGTAATTAAATTATTTTTTACTTCCCAATAATGAAGTCCTCTATTAGACCATTCTTGAAATAAAATATTTAAAGAACGTCTAGCACCTTTTAATTGATATCCAGATACTCCTTGAATACCTATTCTCTCAAAAGCTTCTTCTACAATATCTGATATTGAAAATCCTTTTTCAAAAGTTGTTGTTCCAGAAGTAGTATTAGCCATCTAACCCCCTAAGATGTTAAACCTGGTCCTGAATACTTGTCAGTAAATAATGTGTAAGCAGTTACATTTGTTTTAGTTTTACAAAATATTCCTTTTGGAAATAAAATTCCATCTTCAGGAAAGTTTAAAGTTAAAACATCTCCAGTTGGAATATCTGCAAATAACAAAGTAGCTCCAGTATTTGAAGTTGTAGTTAATTCTAAAACACCTGCTCCAACACCATCCGATGCAATTGATATTGCTCTTAATCTAATAGGTTGAGCAACTATTGCTGTAGCACCTGCTACTGCCGCTGATCTTGTCGCTTGTATATCGCCTTTACTTGCCATATTTTTTCTCCTTAAATTTTATATGTGGGCCGAAGCCCACATTAAATTAATTAATTATACTGCTGCTACACCAGTCGTAACGTCGATGAAGCTAGTTCCATTGTAGAAACAAAGTGATCCAGTAACGTCTGAACCAGTTGCATCAGAAATGTAAATAACTAAACCAGCCGCTGGGCTGTCAATAGCTGCTGCTTGTACTAATGTGTATGAAGGTGCAAGAAAACCATTATCTGATTTTACTGGACCTGAAAAAGTAG